CGACCGGCTCTGCCACGAATCCGGCGCCCAGCTCCGCACAGACCGTGCCCCCGAAGTCATCATCGGCCGCGGCGTGGACCCCTTCACCGGCCGGGACGTGGTCATGGCCGCCAGCCGATGGGCGGTTGTGGGACCCGATGCCCTGGCGAGGCCCTAGCGAACCAGGGGAGTACCCCACCCTCGGCTTCCAAGTCGCAGACCTGATCGAGGCGAAGTGCGCAATACCGGACGGCGACCGCCGTGGCGAGCCGTTCATCCTCACCGACGAGATGCTGCGGTTCCTGCTCCAGTTCTACCGCCTCAACCCCGAGACGTGCAGCTTCGTCTACGACCGTGGCGCCCAGCTCTGCCGCCCACAGAAGTGGGGCAAGGGGCCGTTCTCAGCGGCCATCATCTGCGCAGAGGGTGACCCGGAAGGCCCGGTACGCCCCGACGGCTGGGACGTCAACGGCGAGCCGGTCGGTCGCCCATGGGTGACGCCCGAGATTCAGGTCACCGGCATCACAGAGGACAACGCCGGCAACGTCTGGCGGGCACTCGTCCCCATGATCGAGCTCGGCAGCATGAACGCCGACATCCCCGACACCGGCGTCACCCGCATCAACCTCCCCGGCGGCGGCCTCATTCGCCCCGTCACCTCGGCCCACCTCTCCCGCATCGGCCAGCGGCTCCGCTTCGTCGTTCAGGACCAGACGGAGTCGTGGACCGCCTCCAATCGTGGCCGCGACCTGGCCGACGCACAGCGCCGCAACCTGGCCGGCATGAACGGGCGCTGGCTCTCCACCCCCAACGCCTGGGACCCGGCCGAAAACTCCGTCGCACAGCAGACCATCACCGAGCCAGGCGTCTACCTCGACGACGTTGACCCTGGCGCCGGCAGCATCCGCAACAAAGCCGAGCGCCGCAAGATGCTGCGGCGGGTCTACGGCGACTCCGTCAAGGTCAGCGAGACCAAAGGCTGGGTCGTCCTCGACCGCATCGAATCCGAGATCGAAGCACTCCTTCCCCGGGACCCGGCACAGGCCGAGCGGTGGTTCCTGAACCGCAAGCGGGCTACCGAGGGCGGGGCCTTCGACCCGAAGCGCTGGGACGAGGTCGCCCAGCCCCCCGAACCCGTCACCGATGCCCTGATCACGGTCGGCGTCCACGGCCCACGGTTCACCGACGCCCTCGTCATCGTCGCCACAGTGGTCGAAACCGGCCGTCAGTGGGTCGTAGGAGCCTGGGAAGCCCCAACGCCCACTCCTGACGCCTACGAGCACCCCACAGAGTCGATTGACGGCGCCCTGAGCGAGTTGTGGGACACCGCCAAGGTCTGGCGGCTCTACATGGACCCCGGGATGCCCACCCTCATGGCCCGATGGCAGGGCCGCTACGGCGAGAAGCGGGTCATCGAGTGGCCCACCAACCGGCCCCGGCAGAGCGCCGAGGCCCTGCGCAACTTCAAGGACGCCATCACCGCCGGCGACCTGACCCACGACGGTGACCCGGTGATGGCTCGGCACATCGGCAACGCCAAGCGGCGCAAGGTCAACGTCTACGACGAAGAGCGCCGGCAGATGTGGGTCATCGGCAAGGAGCGCGACGCCTCGCCCCTGTTCATCAACGGCGCCTGGGCCGCCTGTCTGTCCTGGGAAGCACGTAGCGACGCCATCGCTTCCGGGGCCCTCGAAGAAGAGGAGGACGCCGAGCTCGTCAGTTGGTGAAAGGGGAGAGCTTGAACGAAGAAGCACCCCCCTACGCCCAGCCCAAGACGCCACTGGAGTGGATGGCGAAGCTCGAAAAGCAGCTCAACGCCGACCAACGGGCGCTTGCCATCTATGACGACTTCTATGAGGGCCGCCACCCCCTGGCCTTCGCCACCCCCAAGTTCCGAGACGCATTCGGGATCGCCTTCAAGGAGTTCGCCGACAACTGGTGCGACCTCGTCGTCGACGCCACCGAAGAGCGCCTGAACGTCGAGGGCTTCCGACTCGGCTCCAACCCTGACGGCGACAAGCGGGCGTGGAAGCTGTGGCAGGCCAACCAGCTCGACGCAGAGAGCCAGCTCGTCCACACCGAGGCGCTCATCAACGGCCGGACCTACGTGCTGGTCTGGAACGGCGAGGACCCCAAGGTGCCGGCCATCACCGCTGAGCACCCCACGGAGATGGTTGTAGCCACCGCTGCCGGCAACCGCCGCCACCGCCTGGCTGCCATGAAGCGCTGGCTCGACGACAGCGGGTTCATCTTCGCCACCCTGTACCTGCCCGACGCCATCTACAAGTTCCGCTCCCGGTCGAAGATCAAGGGTTCGCAGGTGTCGTGGATTACCCCGACCAAGTGGGTCCCCCGCGGCGTACCGATCGGCGAGGGCGGCGACGAGTTCGTCAACCCCCTGGGCGTCGTTCCCGTCGTGCCCTTCTACAACCGGCCCCGCCTGCTCGGCAACGGCGTCAGCGAGATCGCCAAAGTCATCCCCATCCAGAACGGCGTCAACAAGCTGGTGCTCGACATGATCGTCGCGAGCGAGTTCGGCGCCGCCCCGCAGCGTTGGGCGACCGGCCTGGAGGTCCCCAAGGACCCCATCACAGGCCAGCCGGTCGAGCTGTTCAAGACGATGCTTGACCGCATGTGGACGTCCAAGAACAAGGACGTCAAGTTCGGCGAGTTCAACCCCACCGACCTGTCGAACTTCGTCAAGGGCATCGAGCTGCTGGTGCAGCACATCGCCAGCCAGACCCGCACCCCTCCCCACTACTTCTACCTCTCGGGCCAGTTCCCCTCGGGCGAGTCGATCAAGTCGGCAGAGACCGGCCTGGTCGCCAAGACCCGCCGCAAGATGCGCCACTTCGGCGAGGGCTGGGAAGAGGTCATGCGCCTCTCCTTCCGGGTCCTCGGCGACACGAAACGAGCCAACGTGACCGACTCCGAGGTCATCTGGGGCGACCCGGAGTACCGCAGTGAGGCCGAGCACATCGACGCCACCATCAAGCTCAAGGCCATCAATGTGCCCGACGAGCTGCTGTGGGAGCGGGCCGGGTTCAGCCCGACCGAGATCGAGCGCATGAAGGCGATGCGAGTCGCCGCAGTGGCTTCCGGCGAAGCCGCTCCCGGGCCCATCCCGATCCCCACCGAATCCATCACCATCCGCGGCTGACCCAGGGCGATCCCGGTGGCTGCTTTACACCCGCAGGGCGCGACGCCCTCATCGAAAGGAGCCAGCCGCGATGGCTGACGACACCACCGACCAGACCGACGACCAGCAGCAGAGCGACACCACTGACCAGACCGACGACGACGCGCAGCTGGGCGACGCCGGCAAGCGGGCACTGGCCGACGAGCGCAACGCCCGCAAGCGGGCCGAGCGTGACGCCAAGACGACCAAGGCCGAGCTCGACCGCATCCGTGCGGAGGGTCAGACCGAGACCGAGAAGGCTATCGCCAAGGCCAAGGCCGAAGGCGCCAACGAGGCACTGACCAAGGCCAACGAGCGGGTGCTCAAGGCCGAGGTCAAGGCCGCAGCCGCCGGCAAGCTCACAGACCCGGCCGACGCAGCCCGGTTCCTCGACCTGTCGGAGTTCACCGTTGGCGACGACGGCGACGTCGACTCCAAGGCCCTCGGCCAGGCCATCGACCGGCTGCTCAAGGAGCGTCCCTACCTCGGCAACGGCGGTGGCAAGCGCCCCGTGGGTGGCGCAGACGGCGGCGCCCGCAGCAACGGCGCCGTGAATACCCCTGATATGAACGCTTGGCTTCGCGGCGAGCGCGTCTCCCTGTAGTCCCCGCTGGCTCCGACCGGACCAGCTCACTGATCCAAGAAGGAGCCCACCGTGGCCTACGACAACATCGTTTCGAGAACCGACGCCCAAGCACTCATGCCGGAGGAGGTGTCCAACGCCATCCTGAACGAGCTCAAGTCCGACTCGGCAGCGATGACGCTCTTCCGCCAGATCCCCATGAGCCGCAAGCAGACCCGTCTGCCGGTGCTCGCCGCCCTGCCCACCGCCTACTTCGTGAACGGCGACACCGGGCTCAAGCAGACCACCGAGGCGAACTGGTCGAACAAGTACCTCAACGCCGAGGAGATCGCCTGCATCGTGCCGATCCCCGACGCCGTCCTCGAGGACACGGACT